CGTGCTCGGCCACCCAAGCCCGAAGGGTGGCGCGGGCTTCGCGCTGCCATTCGCTCCCGTACCCGCGCTCGGCCGTAGTGCCCCGGCTCGCGTCGACCTGACGGTCTCTCAGCGCTTGGTGCGCCGGGCACCGAACGGTGGGCGGTCTGACGAGCTGGGCACACGGCCGACCATCCCAGCCGAGACACGGACGGCGCATCATCGGAGGAGCGTCACCGCCTCGGCCATGAGGAAGTCACGCAGGCACTCGAATAGTTGGGGAAACGGCGAGCGCTCCTCACAGACCGCAAACACCGCGTCGAGGTCGTCGAGGTCGTCGAGCGTGAACGGCTGCTCTTCGATCCACGCCAGAGCGAGCGCAGCGTCTTCCTGCGACGTGACCCTGGCGAGCCACACCTCGACCGACTCGAGCCAGCTCTTCACAGGTGGCCCTGCTCTTGGAAGCGACGCAGGGTCTCGGCGTCCCGCGCGTCGCGCTCCCTGGCGATCTGAACCAAGTACGGCATGCCGCCCTTCTCTCGGAGCCACTCGTCTCCGCTCGTGATGACGATGCCCTTCGGCTCCGGTTCGAGCACCGCGGCGCGTTCGAGGGCCATTACCATCGCGACGGCAAGGTCGATCTTTCGGGGCGAGTGCTTGGAAACCTTGGCGAGCTGCCCGTCCGGCTTGCGGATCGCGTTGGCGACGTGGCGCGCCAGCCGCGGGTCCCCGCTGTGGGTCATGGTGCCGTTGCAAATGGCCTCATACGCGCGCTGGGTGGCCGGGATCATGCGCCCTCGCGACTGGGGGAACGCGACCACCGGGAACCCCTCCTCGTCGAGGCTCTCGAGCTCGTGGACCCATCGCGACGTGTCGGCCGCGATTTCGACCACCTCCCAGCTCTCGCAAGCGGCCCGGATAGTGGCAAGCACCTCGCCCACCGGGACGTGCCAATCCGCCGCGGTCGGTGGGCGCTCCCAGAGATCCACCACGTCGACGTGCGGGCGCTCGCCGACACTCACGACAACGAGCGCCGTGGCGTCCCGATTCTGCGATCCGTCGAAGCCCAGCACGACGCAAGAGCCCTCGGCGACGGGCCCGGGCATCGCGCATGCCTCCCATGCCGCCGGCGGCAGCCATCCTTCCTCGTCCCCGATGCCGACGAGCTGGTTGAAATAGAACCTTCGGGCCTCTGAGGGTCGGGTCGCGGGGTCCATGACCTCGGCCGTAATGCGCTCGAGGTCGACCCACCAGGCGTCGCCCCGGGCAATCTCCACGGCCTCGGCCACGGCCGGCGGGTCCGTCACGTCGACGGCCGGGGCCTCGAGCGAGTCGTACATCAGCCCGGGGACTTTGCCGTGCGCCTTCTCGAACGCGTTGAACGTCAGCTCGGCCACCGAGTCTTCGCCGACGAGGTGGGCGTTGGCCAGCTCGAGGCTCCGCGAGGCGCCGTCGCGCCCCTTGGCCGCGTTTCGCGCAATGGTGCGCGCCATCTCGTGGCCGAAGTTGGAGGCGAGCCAGTGTTCGGTCTCGTTCAAGAGCGTGAACGACGGCCGCGACCCCTCGAGCGCTCGGGGCGAGCTGGTCACGGCCTCGATGCGGCCACCGGCACCGGTGCGCACGATCTCGTAGCCCGGCTCGATGCCGAAGTCGTCGAAGGCGGCCGGCGACAGCATCGCCGGAAACAGACTCATCGTGGTCTTGGTCTGAAACAGCGATACCGCGGCCACCTGAACGAGCGCCGCCGGGTGGGCCACTCCGACCGCCTGGCCGTCAGCTCCCCAACCGTCGAAGCGACAGGGCCCGCAAAGCTCGAAAAGCGCGATGGCGGCGCCGAGAGGGTCCTTCCCCCAGCCCTTCATGCGCCGCACGACGCCGCGGCGATAGACGAACCGGCCCTTGTCGGTGAGTCCGTACCAGCGCAGGATGATCCGAAGTTGCTCGCCGGTGAACTCGAACGGCTCGCCCGCGTTGGCGCTGTCCGGCTGCACCAGGTAGGTGGTCGACCAGGCGGCCATCTCCCAACCGAGCGTCCGGGCCGGCGTCGTGTCCTCGATGGTGCCGGTCATCTCTATCGGCCCTCCTGGGCCAGTCCCCGGTACTTCTCGAGGAGCGCGTCGGCATGCGTGGTCTCGGCAGCCGCCTTGGCGACGGCGACGCCCAACCGGGCCCGGTGTAAGGGTCCGATCCCGAGGAGCTGCTCGAGGCGGAGCATCGACGCTTCGACGCCCCGGAGCTGGCCGACGTAGGGATGGTCGACGAGCTGGCCCTGGCTGCCCCGGGTGGTTCGGCCGGTTTCCTTGACCAGGGCGCGAAGCTCGGCCTCCTCGTCACGCAAGATGGCCAGCCGCTCGACGGCGGCGATGTCGGAGGACGTAAGCCAGCGACCGCACTCGGCCCAGACCATCGCCCAGGCGTCTTGGCCCTCTTTGCCCAGGGTCGAGGGTGTTCGCGGCACGCGCTGAATGGGCACCACCGTCAGCGTCGAGCGCTTGGCAAGCGGGCCGCGGATGCCCATCAGGCCGGCCGGAAATCGGCGAATCGAGGCGAAGACGGATCGACCGGCCGCGAAAACGGTCGGGAAAAAACGAAATCGAAACTGCGACGTTTGGCGAGCGCCCTGGGCGACGGGTCGTAGGGCAACAGTCCTGGCAGCTCGACCCCCGCCCTACCCCTTCTCGCCTCATCGGCCTCGGTCAGGCGCCTACAGACCTCACACATCGGCGCCCCAGCTCGATCTCGCCCGCTTGGCCTCAGCCGACGCTCTCCGGCTCTTGGAGACCTGGGCCCGCTTGGCCGGTCCGACCTTGTCGCGGTGGCTGTGCGATCTGCCCTTGTGTGAGGAGCCGTGGCGCTCGGGCTGGCGTGACCGTGGGAGCTTCACGACAACGCCTCCACCACGAGGACCAGCGCATCGTGCGAACCCATCGCCGGGGCGGTGAACCTGATCTCGGTCACGTGGTCCGGCGTGTCGTCCTTCACGACGCCGGCGTCGACGAGTCCGTCAATCGCCGCTTTCACCGCTGGGAAGCACGCGGCGACATCGGGACGGCTGCGGCGGTTCGCCCGCATAGGCATGGCGGTTACCGCTATGCGGTCCAAGGATGGGATACCTGCCTCTCGGGCCAGGATCTTGAACGCTTGCCGCCATTCGGCGACCAGGGCCGCACGCTCGTGGAAGTGCATCCGGCGCTCAGCGTTGGCGGTCCACGGTCGAGCGCGGTGAACGAGGCGAAAAGTGGTAGCGGTGGTCATCAGTTGGCCCCGCCCTTGCGGACCCGCGCTCGGTAGAACCGGCACCGTTCGTCGTGGTGGACCGTGAGCACCCACACGCCCTCGGCCTCCTCACGGACGGTCTGGTAGGCGTCACACTCGGAGCAGCCCCCTGGCGTCTCGCGGCCAACGAGGTCAGAGAAGTCGACCATCACCGTGTGTGCCCTTCTCGGGGCACACTGAACTCGCTCGGTCGGTGCCTCTCGTCTGGCTCAGTGACCGTGACCGTGCCCCTCCTAAAGGAGGGGGCACGGGGCACAGTCGTTCTGAGACCTGCCACCGTGCCGGGGCACGCTGAGGGCACAGTCGGGGCACGGTCAGAAGTCGACATCGTTTTGAGCCCCTTCGTCGGGCTCTCCAAAAGGACGGAGCGGGTGATGGAGCCGGGCACCCCGTGGGCCGGGTTCAACCGCCACGTAGTCCTCGTTCACGAGTAGCTCGAGCGCCAGATCCTTAGCGTCGTTCTTGCCCCGGACCGCCGACCGAAGCGCCCGGCTCGTGAGCCCGGGGTTTTGCTCGATCGCCTGGGACAACTTCTCCATGAGGACGGTCGGCCGGAACGATCCTTCGCTGGCCATCTCAGGCGCGCTGAGGGTGGTCGTCACCCCGCCGTCAGGCCACGACTTCAACTCCAACTGTGCGATGACTCTGCCGGCACCTTCGTGCTGGCGGACGTGGCCGCACCGGTCTTTGCTGACCGTGATCTTGACCTTCCCGGTCCGCTCCCGACCGAACGGCACGAGGGTGTCGAAGGCATAGGCGGCGCCGTCGAGCCCCGACAACTTGCGCTCACTCCCGATGGCCCAGCGTCCGCGTCCCTCTGCGCTCTTGGTCACATGGTCGATCAAGAGCACCGCGGCTCCGGTCCGAGCAAACCATCGGGGAAAGCCGCTATAGAACGCCGCAACGTCGGGGCCCTTGCTCGGGTCGAGCCCCACTTGAGACATGGCCTCGGTGATCGAGTCGACGATGGCAAGACTCACCGGACCGAGTAGGGCGATCCGATCCGCCACGATCGCTTGCGCCAGCTCGTCGAAACGGCCGTCCGGGCGGATGTAGGTCAGATGCTCGGCGATCTCCTCCGCCGACGCGCCCAACGCCCTGAGCCGTTCGACCCCAGATTCGGGAGTGTCCTCGTAATCGACGACCACCACATGATGGCCGGCCGATAGTTCCTGACGAGCTGCGACGAGCGCCGCCCAGGTCTTGAGACTTTCGGTCTCCCCTATGAACAGGTTGAGCCGCGCGGGATAGAGGAGGCGTACATGGTCCTCGCGCTCGAGGACCGAAGGCGGCGGCGTGACCCGTTCGCCCCGGAGCACCGGTGCAAGGTCGACCGCCTCCCAGGACGACAGGGGCGCCTCTTGTTCCCACGGCGCTAGCTCGTCGTCTACGAACCCTTCGCGCGGCTCAGGCATCGGTCGGCCTTCGGTACCGCTTCCAAAATCCGATTGTTGGCGTTGCGCCTTGGGTCAGGAGTTCCCCTAACCGTGCGACACCCTCGTCGGTCAGGTCCGATGAGCAGAGGCGTTCGGGCGGAAGGCGCGCCTCGAGGGCCGCGGCAAGCGCGCGCAGGGTGGCCGGCTTGAGGTGCTGGATCATCGTCACGACTCGCCCCGCGGCTTCAGCGCGACCCCGGGGTACACCCGGTCGCGAACGTCGCCCGTCGAATCGGCCCACTCGTCGAGCAGGCGTTCCGAGATCACCAAACGCCTGCCTATGCGGCGGGCGGGCAAATGTCCGGCACGCGCCAATCGCCGCAAGGTCTCTTCAGAGATGTTGGTGAGATGGTCGGCCGCCTCGCCCATGGTCAAGAACCGGGCCATTACGAGCCCTCCGGGAAGAGGTCGCTCTCCGGAACGCCGAGGGCCTCAGAGACGCGACGACGGAGAGCTGGCCAAGGTTGGGCGCGGCCATTGAGAACCTGTGACAAGGTCCCCGGTGAGATGTTGACCTCGCCGGCGAATCCACGCTGGGTCTTGCCGCGCTTCGCCAGCTCGATCTTCACTGGATGGATTCGGGGCATGGCTCCTCCAGCCAGATCCCGCGGGATCGGCTGAAGGGGTCTATTCCGGAGAGCCCCTACGGTCCGTCGCTGGGCAAAACGCCCAGCGTGTAACTACAGCTTGGTAGCCCCTACAGTAGGGGGATGGTCCTGACCACGTCAAGGAACCCCCCTGGCCCGGACCATGTCGTGACCCCGGTGCGTGACCCAGCGCTCGAATGTCTGCTCGACCCCTACCGTGACCCTGTCCTGACGTTGCGTCTTCGGTGCGGGACCTGCGATCGGGTCTTCGGCACGGTTTCCCCAAACCTTCAGTGGCATTCGGTCCTGTCAGTCGAACGTTTCACCACGCGCAAGAGCGGACGGCAGGGCTCGGTGGCCCCGCGGCCCTACATGCCAGTTCCCGAGAAGGTTGACGGTCGGGAATGGGTCGAGGGTGGGGCGTTGCGATTCCCCTGTCATCGGAAGTGCAACAAGGGCCACCCTCGGCGGTGGGTCACCGATAACTCGCAACTTGTGAGGGCATTCGCTCGAGCCGCCCAGGCCGGCCGCCGAGAGCTGGTCTTTGGGGAGAACTGCTAGCTGTCAGCCCGGCGTCAGCGCCTTCCCGAGCGCGCCCGCGGCTTCGCGGTCCCGCTCCGGTAGGGCGTGCGAATACGTCCGAAGGGTGACCGAGGCGTCCCGGTGCCCCAAGCGACCGGCGACCGTCCGCACGTCGGTCCCGCCACCGATGAGCTGTGTCGCTGCGAAGTGCCTTAGCTGGTGGAGGTGGCAATCGACGCCAGCCTTGTCGGCGATGTCCCGCACGTAGTGGGAGCAGGTGTCGGGCGAGATCGGGGTCGACAGGTTGTAGGTCAGGACGGGCGTGTCGTCGGTCACGGTCCCGCCAAGGTCGCCCGCTCGGTCCTCGAGCCGAGCCCGCTGGCGGCGTAGGACCTCGAGCCCGAACGGGTCGAGGGCCAGCACCCGGGCCGCATGAGTCTTGGTGTCTTTGGTGATCCACTTCCCGGCCACTACCGCCACCGACCGCTCGATCCGAAGGGTCGCCGCGTCCAGGTCCACGTCGCCCCACCGGAGCGCACACAGCTCGCCTCGCCGAGCACCGGTAACGGCCGCTAGGGCAATCAGGGCCGCCATGTCGGGGTCGTCGGGCTCGGCGGCGGCGATCATGGCCTGAACGTCAGCGGGCGTTGGCGCGGCCTTCTGGGCCTGCCTCAGAGGCGGCGGCGTGGCCCGGGCGGCCGGATTGTCGGCCAGCCACTTCCACTTGACCGCCTGAGCGCACGCGGCGGAGATCACGGCATGGACCCGGCGCACCGAGGCGGCCGACAACGGCCGCTCACGGGTGAGGAGGGACGTGTAGAAGGTGTCAAGCACTTCGGGGCCGAGCTTGCGCAGCTCAACGTCGCCCAGGACCGGCTTGATCGTCTTGTCGATCGTCCGGCGGTGCTCTTGGACGGTTGTAGGGCTGAGAGCCTTTAGCACGGTGACCCTGGCCAGCCACCGGTCGAGCAGGGACCCCAACGTCTCGGACGGCCCGGCATGGTCGCTGGTGCCGACCTCGGCCACCAGCTTGGCCAGCGCCTCGTCGGCCGCGTCTGCGTTGCCGTAGGCGGTCCTGGACACGTACACGGGCTTTTGGGTGACCGGCGAGCGGCCCGCGTAGGCCCGGAGCTGCCAGACGGCCGAATCGCCCCTGCCTCGAACCCGCCTGCGCGACCCTTTCACGTTCGGAACAGTACCGCATATGGATTAGATATGGAGCGACTTTTCGGGCGCACCACCTCTGACCTGGAGCCTGGGAGGGGACTCGAACCCCTGACCTGCGCATTACGAATGCGCTGCTCTACCGGCTGAGCTACCCAGGCGGAGGTTGACGACGCACCGGCGCGCCGTCGGGACGTCGTATCGTACGCCGCCCGACTACGGGCTCGACCCGAGCCGGACCAGCAGGGACTCGAGCATCAGCGACTCGTTCGGGTTGCGTTCGAGGGAGGTCGCGGCGGCCGTGATGGCGTCGGTGGCCCGGCGGCACCGCTCGACCTCGGCCGGATCGGCCTCCTCGGACGTGACCGTGTAGACCAAGCGGTCCCGGTAGGCCCGGGCGAGCACGCCGAGACCGGCCCGGATCTCGTCGGTCCGCCAGCGACGTTCCTCTCGATGGTGGCGCTCGAGGACGTCGCGCCGTCCCGGCACGCCCCTCTCCCCGAGGCTTTGGGATTCCGCCTCCAACCGGGCCAGCTCGTCGGTGTGCTCGTCGTGCAGCGGCGCCACCGCCGCCTCGGCCGCCGCCAGCAGGTCTCGGCTGAGCGCGGCCGCGACCGAGCCTTCGCCGCTCAGCCGCGACGGCACCGACCGCCACAGGTCGTGGCGGGCCACGTACCCGTCGTCCTCGGCCAACAGACGTGCGCGGTCGAGGTCCCCGCCGCACCCGTCGGCCACCACCGCGGCTCGCTCCGGATCCAGTCCCCGTCCGACCAGCCAACGCTCGATCAGGCTCGGTGCGAGGGGCGGAAACCGGACCTCTACGCAGCGGCTGGCGATGGTGACCAGCTCCGGCGGCACGGTGTCGCACAGCAGCACGAAGACGGTCGCGGGTGGCGGCTCCTCCACCGTCTTCAGCAGCGCCGGGGCCGACCGGATGGCCAGGTGCACGTCGGCCACCACCAGGACCTGGCGCCGGGCCTCGAACGGCCGCCGCTGGGCCAGCTGGGCCAGCCGCCGCGCGTCGTCGATGCCGAGCGCGGCCCCGGTCCGCTCGACCACCACCAGGTCGGGGTGGGTCCCGGCCAGCGCGCGGCGGCAGGTGTCGCACTTCCCGCAGCCTCCCCATGGGCACAACAGCGCCGCCGCGAACGCGTTGGCGGCCGGTCGGACCCCGGACCCGCTCGCGCCGAGGAACAGGTACGCGTGCACGGGATGGCGCGCCGCGGCCCGCAGGGTCGCCACCGCGGGGCCCTGGCCGACCACCGCCGCGAACAGCTCGGGCACCGGTGGGAGGTTGGGCCCGCTCATCTCGATCCCTCCGGTCGGCCGAGGCGGTCCGACACGACCCTGGCCACCGCGGACGCCACCTCATCGATGGTTCCGGTGCCGTCGACGACCGCCCAGGTGTCCGGATCGGAACCGGCGAGCGAGCGGTAGCCGTTCGCGACCCGTTCGTGGAACCCGGGGTCGAGACGCTCGAGGCGGTCGGGGTCGCCGGTCGCCATTCGGGCCCGGGCCACCTCGACCGGGACGTCGACCAGGATCGAGAGATCGGCCGTCAGCCCGTCGGTCGCGAACGCCACCATCTGCCCGAGGGCACCGACGTCGAGGCCTCGTCCCGCCCCCTGATAGGCGAGGGTCGAACCGTTGAAGCGGTCGGTAACCACCCACCGGCCGGCCGAGAGCGCCGGGCCCACGACCTCGTCGATGTGCTGAGCCCGATCGGCCGCCATCAAGAGGGCCTCGGCCCGCGGCGAGAGCACGCCGTCGGAACCGAGCAAGAGCTCCCGCAGCGACGCCCCGAGGCCCGTGTCCCCCGGTTCGAAGGTGTAGAGCGCGCCCAGCGATCCCGAGAGGAGCCGGGCCTGGGTGGACTTGCCGCAGCCGTCGATCCCCTCAAAGGCGATCAGCCGGCCCCAGTGATCAGCGCCACCCACCACCTCTCTATTGTGCGCGATCAGGACTCGCTGGGCTCGGGGCCCGCGTCCTCCGCCTTCTTCGCGGCGGCCTTCTTGGCGGCGGCCTTCTTGGCGGCGGCCTTCTTGGCCGATGCCTTCTTGGCCGGTGCCTTCTTGGCCGGTGCCTTCTTGGCGGCGGCCTTCTTGGCGCCCCGGCCACGAGGGGCCCGTGGCCCGGCGGCCCGGCGCTCGGCCAAGAGCTCCGAAGCGCGTTCGGTGGTGATCGACTCCACGTTGTCGCCCCGGCGCAGGGACGCGTTGATCGTGCCGTCGGTCACATACGGGCCGAAGCGCCCGTCGCGCACGACGATGGGCAGATTCGTGTCGGGATCCGCACCCAGCTCTCGAAGCGGGCCGGCCGCGGTGCGGCCGCGGCGGGTCTTCGGCTGGGCGAAGATCGCCCGCGCCTCGTCCAGGCCGATGGTCAGGATCTGCTCCTCGGCGGTCAGGCTGCGGGTATCGGTGCCCCGCTTCAGGTAGGGGCCGAATCGCCCGTTGTGGGCGATGATCTCCTCGCCGGTGTCGGGGTCGGCGCCGACCGTACGGGGGATCCCGAGAAGCTCAACGGCCTGCTCGAAGGTCAAGGTGGCCGGCGTCATCGACGCGAACAGCGACGCGGTGCGCGGCTTGGGCTGGCCGTTGACGACCTCGCCGAGCTGGACGTAGGGACCGAAACGGCCGGCGCGGACCGAGACCTCCAGTCCGGTCTCGGGGTCGCTGCCGAGCACCCGGTCCTCGGACGGCGCGTCCAAGAGCTCCTCGGCCCGCGTCTCGGTCAGCTCGTCGGGCGCCACGTCCTCGGAGAGCGACGCCCGGTCCTCACCCCGCTGGAGGTAGGGGCCGTAACGGCCCACCCGGACCACCATCGGCTCGCCG